TTTGATAGCTCTTCGCAGATGTTGTTTATATCAGTAGCTTTTATTTGTAATACTTGTTTAAGTGGTATATTACAAAATATCTCTACCATCTTTTGTTGTAGAAACGAATCCAGTTCTTTACCCTCAGCAATCTTTAACCACTTTTGATATTGCTTTAAAGTAACCTCATTAAGAGTTTCTGGTATTTTAATAGTTAGTTTCATTTATATATAAACGTATTAATTAGTGAATCGTTATATACGAATGTAGTAAAATTTTAATAATTATCTTTTTTTGATATGGCTGATATAGATGGTTCTTAAAATGTAATTGTGTAGTGGTGTGTATTTTATTTAATATAAATAGTATTCACCCTGATTAGGGTTTTGTAATTGATAACTTACTGCATACCTCAACGCATCTATTGCGTGATTCCATTTATCGCAAGGTGTTTGGCTTTTCTTTTCTAACCAAACATAATTATTAAGTTCCTTTATTAAATCTGTGCTATCTTCTGTTATTACTAAATCATAATCTTGTAACAAGCTAATTCCGTATGTTACGCTTCCTTGTCCTTTTATAGCTGGAACAACTGAGCAACCCCTACTAAGTTCTGTAATTAATCTTGGCTCTGCACTATCTCCAACAATTAAATTATTTTCTGCAAACTTTTTATTAAGATTTAATATATCGCTTGTAGTAAGCTTCGTTTGATAGAAACATAGTTTAACATATATAATCTTTTTTTCTTTGTCTATACTTGTTTTAACTAATGTTGAGGGGTCATTACTAAACCCATAATCTTGCCCAAACACAACTTTACCAACTTCTTTAAATTCGCCTAAACTCCAGTTACTAAATATAACCCCTTCAGCTTTTTCTAACCAAGCTCCCTCAATAGTGTGTTTATACCTTTGAGGCCTGCGTTCTTTCATTTCTTTAATTCTATTTAAATAACTTTCTGAAAGATGTTCTATATTATCTAAGTATGTGGAATGGCAATAAGTTGTTTCGCCTTTAATTCCAGAGTAACCAGCTTGTACACCAGCATTCTCATAAAACCTTTGATAAATCCAATGTTCTTTTGTTGAGGGGTTCATAACCATAACAACTCTATTCTTTGCTCCCTTTTGTCTAACTGAAAAATCTATCTTATCAAATATATCCTCATCAACCATTTCTTCGGCTTCATCTATTATCCAAGTTGTTATACCTTGTAGTGATTTAAGGTTTGCTGTCTGGTCTCCTGAGCTTGTTCTTATACCTCTAAATAAAATCTTACTTCCGGTTAATAAGTTAGTAATTTCATTGCTGGTGATATGGAAAAAACTTTCCCAACCCATTAACTCAATCTTTTCTTTAAATTCTGGTATAATAGAAATAGATGCTGATTTAAGGGTGTACCTTGTAAATAGTATCTTATGTTGGCATTTATTATCTAATGATAAAATTAAAGTGTTTAAGGCAACTGCAAATGACTTGCCTGAACCCCTACCGCCAGTTAATAAATAATACCTTGTATCGTTAGGAAATATATTAAATTTAGGATTTAGCATTATTGCTTAGTTTCCTCATCATTTCATCAAAGTCAAAACCTACATTCTCAGTTCTTAAATCAATAGTGTCTTTTGCTGTTCCGTACCCTGAATCCATTAATGCTTTATATGCTGCAACATCTCCATCCATAGCTTTTCTTATTAAAGCTAATGTGATTACATCTTCTTGTGTTAAAACCTCATCTTCCCCAGTTATAGGGTTTTTCCCTTTTCTTGTAGCTTCTAACCACCTACGAGCAATTGTGCTTCTACTTAAACTTCCCTTTGGCCTTCCAGCTGGGTTTCCTGATTTTCCTTTTTTAAAAGGTTTTAAATTTTCTTCGTTTGCCATTGTTGTTTATTTATCAAATCCTTGTAACGGGTAGAATATTAAACTATTTCTATATGATTGTTCATTCTCCCTAACTATTTTTGTAACTCCGTGAATATTATACCAAGCTGGATATACAAGTATGCTGTTGTTATCTTGTTTAAAAACGTGTCCAAAGTCAGGCACGTGTAAACTACCGCCCTTTGATTGTTTTCTTTTAGTTAATATAACATTTACAGTTTCTTTTAAATTACCTCTATCTTGGTGGTATGGTGCTGCTATATTGTAATTAGATATACTGCTTGTGAATAAATTCCCGAACCTATATTTTGGTAATGTAGTTTCCTCTATTAGTTTTTTTTGTGATTCATATTGTTCAGGCATATATTGTTTAATTAGTTTCTCACTTTCTAAACAACACATTAACATTGCTTTTATAAATGTGTTTGCTTTTTTATGTGTGTGAACTTGTGATATTGAGTTGTATGGCCTTCTTAAATGTGGTTTAGCTAATATACCACCAAGTATTGTAGACATTTGAACTGTGCTTAATGCTTTTGCTTGGCTTCTTGTTATTCCATACTTTCTTTGTGTAGCCATTACTTCAGCTCTTTCTAATAAACTTTTAGGAACGTTGTCTCCTATAAATTCATTGTTTGCTATGTCTAAAAACTGTTGTAATCTGTCTGGTAATTTAGTTAAATAAAAACCTATAACTTTCCCATCATATTCTAACAAGCAACTCTCATCAACAGTAGAGGGTATATAATCACACCTTTGTCCTATCTTAATATTATGTTCTTTTTTAATTAATTTAAGAGTTTTCATTTATTAGCGTTTTAATTGTGTTTAATGCTTCCAAACTGTTTTTAACTGTTTTATTTTCTTTTATATTTGAAACTCTTGTTTGTATAGTTTTAATTTGTCTTTCTGTTTGTTTACTATTTCTTTTTTCCCTACCTACAGAACCATCATCTAAAATTTTAATTATATAAGGGTTAAATTTATTTATGAATGTTTTATTCATAAACCTATCACCCTCAGCTAAAATAAACATATCATTCTTTTCTTGTATAGATTTTAAAAAACCTATATCTTTCATAATTGACATACTTAACCTGTCTGAACCATCATAAATATGGCCGTTGTATTTACCCATCACAGATAGTTTTTTATTAGTTTTAAAATATATACTTTTTATTTTAGCGTTTATATTTAAATTATATTCTTTAATTATTTTTTTAAAAACCCAAGTTTTACCAGAGCCACAAGGTCCAATTAAAAGTATTGTTTTCATTAACTGGTTTTTTTCATAGCTTCATAAAACAAGCCTTGCAAATCTACTCCTTCAGCTTTTAATTTGTCGTATAGTTTTTTAATTGGCTCAAAACCTTCTGATGGATATTCTAAGATTATGGACTTTTTTGTTTGCTGATACATATTCTCAACTTCCTCATCTAAATCAATTTCATTTAGTATGCTGTAATCAACTTCTTTTTCAGGTTGCCAAACATCTAAACCCCAATCATTTAATTGTGCATTATCCCATTCATTAGCCAACATATCCCAATCCCACTCACCAAAGCCAACATTATCTTTTACAATAAATTCTCTCTGTTTCTTCACTGTTAATTTATCTGCCTTAATAATATGCACTTCTTTTAAACCAGCTTCTTGACACGCCTTTAAACGCATATTACCACCAAGAACAACCATATCATCATTAACAACAATAGGTCTTATTTCCAACATCTCAGGAAACTCTTTTATTGACTTAACTAACTTATGAAATTTATTATCCTTTATTAATCTTGGGTTCTCTGGATTTCTTTTTACTTGCGATATTTTTACTTTCTGTGTTTTCATCTTTAAAAAATTTTAATAGTTTTCTTTCAATTGCTTTTATTTTCTCTGTCATATTCATATTCGTTATATAATCTTCTCATAGTATCTACTAAACTTTTAACACAACTACCACAACTTGAGCTTTGTTTGTTGGTATTAAATACTCTATTGTGTATTATTAGCAATCCTTTTTGTTCGTTTGCATTTACTACATTCTTTTGTTGGTTAAAGAATCCTTTTAGATATACATATTCATCTTCATTTAAACATTCTACATTTTTGTAAGGAAACATTTTATTTAGCTTTTCTTTCCTTGTTTCACATCCACAATCTTTACCTATCTTGTCAAATATCCAATCAGTAGCTTGTTTTATGCCTGTAGCTTTTGTAATCTTTTCTACTGTGTCGCCTAAGCCTTTACTCTTCATTAATTTTTTTTTTAATTTCTTTAATACAATTGTTTATGGTTCTCCATACAACTACGTGTGATATATTAGTTGCTGCGGATAGTTTTCTAATACTGTGGAATTTCTTTCTATATAAGTTAAATAACTTTCTATCAAACCAGTAAAATTCATTTACTATATCATCAACAACTTTCTCTATGTCTACATACTTTGTGTTGTCTGCTTCTACAATGTTTTTTAGGTCTTTATCAATTAGTAAATCTTTATCAACTCTTATTGTGTCAATAAAAATATTATGCATCATCTTATATATAAACGCTTTATTTAAAGAATCGTTATATAGAATATCATTAATTTTTACTTTTTTACTATCTATTTTGCTATGTAAAGCTATGTAGAAGTCGTGTAATAAATCTTTTGCTGGTATTTTACTATTGCTGCTTATTTCCTCAGCCATACTTAGCCAAGTCTCTTCATCTCTCACCAAAAGGTGCAATATATTATTTACTTCTGTACTCATCTAATTCAAGAAGTATATTTACAAAATCATCGTATTTTAAAGCAATGTAATCATCTTCAAAGTTTTTAGTAAATACTACTACAGGTGTTTTTAGTGTACCTCTTGCATCTCCTTTACTTTGTTCTAATGCTTTCCAGATATTAAGTTTCTCTTGGTTCTTACATTCCCAGCTATATTCAGATAGTATACCACTTGTTGTTAGAATATCTCCTTTAATACTCAATCCGCCTGAGTTTGGTGTTCTTCTTATATTAGTATCAAACTTCTTTGCTAAATCTTTTGCGATTCGCAATTCAAAACGTTTGCCCTTTTGATTTGAATTTAAACTCATATCTTTTGAAAATGTTTTCTAATTATTGCTCCAAGTTCAGCGTCATTAGTATATACTCTACACAAAAAAGCAATGTTGTACTCAACAGGAGAATCAACGCTACGGTAGTGAGAGTCCTTCGTTTGTCTGTATTCATTTAATGTCCTCTTTTTACTTTTCAAAATATCTTTTTATTATTACGACAATTAAAGCACCAGAGATAAAACTGGTGATGTGTGATGTGATTAACATTAATAATATAGTTTTCATAGTATTTTTTTAACTTCTTTTTTTAACCTTGCAGTTTCTTTATAAGTTTCTATGCTTTGCAATTTTATAGAAATAATTTCACTTTTCAAAACTTCAATATAATTTTCTTGCCTTAACATAACGTTTAAGGCTAAATATAGCGATTTTAAGGAACTTTCAGCTTCGGCTGGTATATTTCCATCAACATACTTATTTTCTATCTTTAGAATTAATATTTCTAATTTATTTTTAGCGTGTATTAAATCTATGTCATTCATCTTTTTAAATCCATTGTGTAAAGCAACTCATCCCCTAACTTACTATCTATTGTTTTAATAGTTCTATAAATGTTTATACTTTTCTTTTTAACTTCTTCTTTTTCTGTTTTTGTTGAATCAGTTCCTAAGTGTGCGTATAATGAACAATCTATTCTTAATAACTCATCTATTTTTTGTTTATCTGTCCAGCTTGTAAACTGTGTAAACTTTTCTATGTCTTTGTATTTGTAATTCATAATTTTATTTTAAAACATTATTACCACCAATTGTAAATCCTAATCCACTATTGTAATCAAATCTTAGTGGCTCTGCGAGGTTGGTAGGTTTACCCCCAGTTTCTTTGTCTTTTATTTTATAAACGTATACCTCTGTTTGCATCCATAAATCTTTATGGGCTACTAACCTGTGTAAACAAAGGAAGTTGTCAACTCTGTTTGGAAACACTTGTCCACCTTCACAATCAGCTTTACGTGGTGCTTGTATATGCCCGTTTAATGGGTGGTCAGGTGGGTAAACTCTTCTTGCTGCTTCTGTTTGTGGGTGTATAGAAATATAAATTGTTTTTTTAGTTCTATTACAAAACTCTCTTACATCATTACATATTTGATAATTCCTATCAAACTGACCAACTCTTCTATTATGGTTTAAGCCAGTAAAAGGGTCTATAAAACCACCATCACAATCTGTTTCTTCAAATATTTTAAGTAGTTGTTTATGGTCGTATAGTTTTCTATTATCTATAAAATAAAAGTATTTATTTATAATATTATGGTAGTTTTCAATTTCACTTCTTTTAAGTTCTTTAATGTTTTCGCCAACCCAAAATTGTATAATATCTCTTTTTAATTGTCCAACTTTATTTTCACCAGACCAAATGCACCATTTCTTTTCATACTTTTTAGTAAGAGCAGTTAAATACCATAATAACCAGTTAGTCTTACCAACGTTGTCCAACCCTAAGAACATATTGAACTCTCCTTGTTTGTAAACGTAATAGTCATCTAATAAACAACCAATACCCAAACCTTTCTTTATTTTACCATCCTTGTAGTCAAATAAATACTTTAATGAATCTTGATTATTACTTAGCATTTTTTAAAACTTCTAAGACTTCAGGTTGTAATTTTAAAACATTGTCATCTTGATATTTATTATACCCTTTACCTTTCTCTTTTACTTTACCTTTTACTTTCCCTTTACCTTTCCCTTGTAGGTCAGGGGGTGTATCAACCCCTTGCTTAGCCCCTTCCGTAGGGGTGTTTGATAGTTTGTTTCCAGTCTTAGTTTCATAACCGCTAACTTGACCGTCAATACTGTTTGTTTGACTGATATAGGCAAACTTTGCCATTCCTTTTAAATTAGTTGGTTTAATGCCTAAGAACTGCCTATTTAATAAAGCATCAATAAATTGTACTTTATCTTTGTCATTTTCAAGTTCGTTATAGACATCAAAATAACTTCTAAAAAAATTAAATCCTTTTCTTTTTGTTAGTTTCATAATTCATTAGTTTGATTTGATTGGTTTAATTTATAAAAATATTTATTAATTTTTTGATTGTTTTTAAATTCAGTTTGATATGGAGCTTGTTTTATTACCACTATACTATTAATTAATTTATTTTTTAATTCAGTTAAATTAAATATCCTAACCTCATTATCTATTACTATGTAGTATGCGTGTTTATTATAATATTCAGCAGCCATTAATAAGCAATAAAATTTATCTACTTGTATGTATTTTTCTTCATAATATTTATTTCTAAATTTAAATTCAATAATTCTTTTATCATCTTGAGCATCCCATAAATCAAATTGACCAGTTGTTTTTTTTATAAATAAATTAAATTTTTTATTTAACCAACCTATTGTATGTATAGTTTTTTCTTGCTCAGTCATTATATAATCCTTTTTCGCTTTCAGATAATCCTGCATATGTGTAGTGATGTGTATTTTCACCATATAACATCTCATCTTTATAGTATGGAACAACTTTTGAACCTAAATTTGTTTTAGAATTATCAAGTATATAACAATATTTATTTTTTATATACGCTTTACTAAGCCCAAATCTTTCACAAACTCTATCAAGTGTTCTAATTCTATTTACACCTTTTTTGCTTTTACTTAAAAGATAGGGGATAAGTTTTCTATCCTCATCCCCTAAATGATAATTAAATATATAATCACTTTTATCTTTTTTCATTTTCATTAGAAAGGTAAATCAGATTTAACTGATTCTTGAGTTACTTCCTTTTTTTCTTCTGGTTGGTAAGTATCAACACTTAAAGAAACATCCTTGTCGTATTGGTCAGGCTGTTCTTTAATGTTAATATTTAACTTTAAGTAAGTTTTACCTTTGTATTCAAAAAAGTGTTCTTTGGCTTTATCTAAATGAACTGTAACTTTTAACCAGTCAGCACCCATTTTTTTACCGCCTCCACAATATATTGTTTTTTGTTTTTCCATTATTAATTATTTTTAATATTTATTTTTTTATTTTTTATACCTGATATTTTTTCTTCACAATCAAATTCTTTACTCATTAATTCATCTAAAGAAACATATTGGTCAATTTGATATCCTAATGTTTGAACTAAGTTACAAACGTGATGCAACATACCAGGAGCTGTAACTTCGCTATCTTTAATTTTAATTGTATATTCTACACCAAAATGGGTGATAGAAATAATTGTTGGTTCATTTATACTGTATCTATTCATTGTTGTTTGTTTTTGTTGTTTATAATCTGACATCCAATGCCATTCTTTTTTAATCATTTATATTTTAATTGTTTCTATATATTCTCTACAAGCCTTAACTCTATCAATAATATTTTCTATTACTTCTTCATCATAGCTTATTTCAAATATTTTTATTCTGTATTTATCATCTAAATTATTATATGTATAATCCTTTTTAAATTCTTCATAAATAGATATATCATTTGAATAATTAGGAGATTTAAAAAACTCTTTTTCAATTAAATCTTCTGGAGTATCCATTAATGTATAAATCAATTTAGCTTTCTTTAATCCAGATAAATGCATATAACCTTGAGCCTGATAAAAATAACCTTTAGTTGGTATCTCTGTTTCTAATAAAGGAAAAGTAAAGCAATTCCAACTGTTTTTAACTTCTAATATTTCATCTTTAGTTATAACATCTGGAGTGCCAGTCATAAAATTATTTTCAAAAGATTTATAGTTTTTTCTAAGTTTTTTATATTCTAATTGTTTTCCTATAAATTCAATTGATTCATCTTCCACGCTGTTTCCTTTAAACATATACTTGCTTGAAACTTCTTCCTTGCGTCCATATATTTGCTCAGTGTACCACTTCTTGCAATATGTTTCAGCACCAGCAGAAACCAACCTATCTTTTTTAGGTTTAGTCATAATACTATTAATAGCTGAACATCTTATTTTAAAATCAATCATTATTTCTTAAAGCTATCTGCTTCCTCTTCTGAATAAACACCATATTCGTAAGCATTGATTAATTTTAGTACTAACCTATCTTTTAAACGTTTCTCAGCCATTGACCAAGGGTACACCATCTTGCAGTTCTTAGGTGATGCTTCACCAGTTGACCACATAACTTTATTACCACGTTTTGCATCTCCTACTATTGCAATATCTTGGTTGCCATCCCTGTATATTGTAGGTGCTCCAAATTGTATGTTTTCTTTTGCTGCTATTTTTTCGCAAGCATCGTGTGTAATAATCCACATTGAACGTGTACCTCTTTTTAATTCCCAAAAGTCATCTTTGGATAAATTATATTTTTCTGCTAATTGTTTTATATTCATAATTGTTGTATTTGTTTTATTGATTGTTTTATTATTAAAAGTCGTTTGGGATTGT